ATAATACCCTCTTATACCTTGTTGGCTCATTTGAAATTTTGTTTAATTCTTTTTGCTTCTACTTCTGCTTTGTCTTTCATAAATGATAGCATCATAAAACATTCGTGTACTCCTAGTTTAGTGATATTTTCAAATCGTGTAATGTCTCCTTGAGCAAGTCCGTAAATTGAGTTATACCAACCCCATTTGGTTGAGAATTGAGATACTGCGTCAAGGCTTGTGTTTGCTCCTTGTCCAAATAATTCATCATAGTTTTCGACAAGTCTAGTCCTAAATTCCACAAAAAAAAAATTGATGATAATACTGCATCCATAGGCATATCTAAAATCTCTGCATCTCTACCTACTTTGTATTCTTCTATTGTGTATTTGTCTTTTAATTTGTTTACTACTGGTCTATATAAAACTGCCATTGCTTTTTCTATGTTTTCCCAATCACCAATAAAAGTATCCAAGTCTATGTACTCACCTAAAGTTAAATCATCAAGCTGTGGATGAAAACCATACTCCTTGTTGTTTAGTTTAAACTTTGTAACTAGGTTAGGCTTTTGCTCAAACATTTCTGTAAGTGTATTTACAATGTACTCACTATCATTAAATTTAATCTGCATTACATCCTCCAGCTTTACCTTGCAAAATATTTCTATAATCTTTGCACTTAAAAAGTTTTCATCATCTTGGCTTTTCTGTATTTTAAGAAAGTGTTTATACTGCCTTAAAGTAATTTCACTTAAATCAGTTGGTATGGTAATATCAAGTTTCATATTTATATAACGTTTTTAAAATGGTTTTTTATAGTAAGGTAAATATAATAAAAAAAGGTACACCATTTCTGATGCACCTTTTAAACAAAACTAACTCAACTTAACTAAATCATACTTGCCTCGTGACAAGTGCCACTACACACACCGGGGCTATCTATATCTGCACCACATTCTGTGCATTCATATTCTTTGTATTCTGGGGGGCTATACCAATCCATAATATTCTGTTTTTAATTTACCATTACGGTAATGTTCTACAATTACACCAGTTGATAAAGGTACTATCTTGTATGGTCTGATGCTTTTCTTTACTAAAATTCTGTTTATTAATTTTTTCATATCTGTTTTATCTATTCTTCTATTTCGTTAAATACTGCGTGTTCTAAACAAGAGCCACATAATTCATCACTTAAATAAGATGCTTCTGCACCACAACAATTACTATACATTTGTTAGGCTTTTAATTAATTGTAATGCTTGGTCTGTTGTCAAGTGTCCATTAGTATGTAGGTCTTGAATTGCTAATAGTGTTTTGGTGTCTAAAGTTTTCATATCTGTTTTGTTTTAGTTAATTAATATGAAGCAAATATACAAATAAATAACATACCAACAAATAATTTAATAACTTTTTTTAGTGTAAAGCATATTTACCAAAGTTTGGGCGGCTTAATATAGAATAAGTTGCATAACGACACGGGTCAATAATATGGTTGTTTTTATCTTCTGGTGTGTTTATAAGCATACCACTTTTATCTTCTTTCCACTTGTAGTTTCTAAACTCACTTATGGCATTTGTTGAGGTTGCCAGTATATGTATCTTGTATCTTTTAAGTAAGTCAATACCAGCATTTACACTATCCTTACCTTTTATGCTTGGGAATATGTTATTGCCCATTGCACGTAATTCAGATATTAATCTAGGTTCAGCACTATCTGCATATATGGGTTTACTTGTTAGGTTAAGTTCTTTAAGAAACTTATTTATATCACTTGTGGTCATTTGTGTTCTGTATAGATGTTCTTGGATATAAAGGTTATGCCCTTGACTATAAACCGATACAAATGTTGTTGGGTCATTAGTATATCCAAAGTCCATTCCATATGCAATAAGTTCTGCAAGTTGTGGTATTTGATTAACCTCAACATACTTAAATATTGTACTCCTACTGGCTGCTCTTTCACCTAGTCCATATATTTGCCAATATTGTTCATCTGTATCTCTTAACCTTTCTATTTCCTTTCTAATTGATGCTTCAATAAAAGGGTTGTCTAGGTAAGTGGTTTTGTAAAATACACAATCTTCTCTAGGTATTAGCTTGTCATATATCCAATGGTATTCATCTGATGGGTTAAAATCTAGTATTACCCTATCTTGTGTTCTAAACAACAACTGTTGCATATCCTCAAAGTAAAGTTCATTACCCTCATTAACAAATAACAAATCTCTTTTCCTACCTCTAATCTTTTGTGGCTGGTCTAAGGATATAAATTCAACAAGGTTGCCAAATAGGTGGTATTCTGAATTAGACTTATTATGGAATTGTTCAGAGTAGCATTTATACTTTTGCAGTATAGCCATAAAATCACGCATAACAGTTGCACGTAAACTTGGAAATGATTTACGGCATATAGTTACAATCTTGTCATTGTTGTTTGCACAATAGTTAAATATAACCCACAAAAGTATGTTGTAAGTTTTACCAGACCTTGTACCACCTTGCTCAACTACAATCTTTTTATCTGTGTTAGCTAGATGCTTATAGACAATATTAGTCTGTATCTTCGGTTTTATCAATTATCTCTATTTGAAAATTAGTTGGCATTCCATCTGCACCAGTTATTTCTTGACGTTCAATATAACCTCTTTTCTTACCCTTTGTCTTTAAGTAGAATATTGTTGCTGCTGTTGAGTTTTCTGATATTTGTTTGTGCAACTGGCTTTCTGCAAAATCTAATGCTACGTTTTCAATATCCCTAACCTCAATAGCAAATGCTTCATCATCTTTAAGCCATTTGTAATAAGTGCTTCTAGGTATGTCTGCTTTCTTACAAGCTACTGTAACAACTCCTAAACTTTGTTCAAGTGCTTTTAATAGGCTTTCCTTTTTTATGTGTCTACTTTCGTTCATTTTTTTTATTAAAATATTATTTGTATATTGTCACTTCAAATGCGGTGGTAGTGTAAAAGTAACACATTTAACATCCAGTTAAAAGATGGCGCTCATATCGACCTCACCGCTCTAAGGGGATTACCAATAGGGGTTTCAAAGCAAGTTCGAACCTTGCAATCTCCACTAATTTTCAGCCCTCCGTTCTTGGAGGGTTATTTTTTCCCCTTTGTACATTCCAGCACCTTGTTTATCAATTTCACTAAATGGTAAAATGTCTTTTGTTATTTTCATTTTTTTATCAATTAGATAAATATATTTTAATTGTTTTCCTTTAAATGGTTTCCAATTTCTAAATTCACTACTCATTTTTAAATGGTGCGCTTGTATCACGTGCATTGCTTCGCCAGTTTTTGGGTTCATTCTTAAAGCTGTATTGTTTACTATGCCAACTAATTTAAACCCACTTGCTCGGTATATAGTTCCATCTCCGCATTGTGTACCATCTGCGAAACTTATAATCCATTTTATATGTGGAGCATTTTTCTTAATTAGCTTTATACTAATTGCAATGCATCTACTTTCAGAATACTTTGGCAAATAATCATCAAAAGCCATTCTATTTAATTCTATAAACTCATTCCAGCCAGTACCCTCAACTAAATTAATTGTGCCTTTTTTATTTATACTAGGACCATATTGCATAACACCGTGCAACTTTTTGTCTAAAAAGCAACCAAAATGTAGTGTACTATTTGGTACCACCTTACCAGAATAATGTGTTTTTTTTACAAACTCATTTGCAACCTTAGAATTTATAACTTTTACTATTATTTCTTTTGCTCTACCCATTTTTGATTTTTTCTAAACACTTTACTATCTTTTGGGTATGGTTTTTCTTTTTTTGTTAGAAACGACCTTAACCCTTTATTTAGAGGATATAAATATAAATACCTATATGATTTAATTAATTCCCCTTCTCCAAATAAATATTCGCCTACATTTTGTCCGCCTTTTATTCCTTTAGGTACTCTACCAAATCTCATAGGTGCTATAATATTTTTATACTCACCTCTTTTTGTCAAATAGAAATCATTACATTTTTCTTTTCCAAAATACTGCCAAGAACTTGATTGATAAACAATACCACAATCATTTTTACAACCTCCTGCGTGTGTTATTAAAACTTTTATTTTTGTGTTTTTTTTAAATAACTCATATATTTTTCCCAGCACAAAACTTTCAGTATTATATCCTAGTGTATCTAGTATATTCATTCTTTGCATTTCTAAAAATTCCCCATCTTTTATGTTTGGTATTATTTTTTGTATTTTTTGTTTTGTTGCAGTTGAATAACCAAAAGTTAAAACACCGCTTAAACGTTTTTTATAAAACACACCAAAACACACTTTTGGGTTTGGAAAAGTTTTCATATAGTGATTTTCAATAGTATATTTTTTAGCAGATTTACTATCAATAACTTTTACTAAAACTTCTTTTAATTGCTCATTTTTTTCCATTCTAATATTATTGTGTACAATGCGTTACCATTACTGTTTTCATTACCAAAAGTTTCAACGTATTTATACTGGTCTGTCTTTTTTATGTCCGCTATTGCATTTTTAATTTCAGTTGCTTGCTCATCCGCTAAAGTATATGTTTGTTGTTGAAATGGCTCCTTATCCCCTTCAGGCAAACTAAACTCGTCACTAGTTTCAATATCGTCTATATTCTGCCAGTTGTCCATTCCCCAATCTTCAAGCTGAACACTGTTCCATTCATTGCCTAGTATATCCCAATCCCATTCACCAAATCCAACATTGTCTTTTACAATAAATTCACGCTGTTGTTGTTCTGTAAGTTCATCAGCTTTTAATATATACACTTCTTTTAAACCAGCCTCCTTACAAGCCTTTAATCTCATATTACCACCTAGCACTACCATATCCTTGTTTACTACAATAGGACGCAGCTTAAGCATCTCTGGAAAGTCTTGTATTGACTTAACCAGCTTTTTAAATTTATAGTCTTTTATGAAACGTGGGTTGTTTTCATTTGGTACTACCTTACTAATCTTTACTTTTTCCATATCTATATAACGTATTTAATTTATTTATTTCCTAACTTTAATTTTAGCAGTCTTTCTCTTATTGCTTTTCTTTCTTTACCCTTTGGTAATTTGTCAAATAGTTGTTGTAGCTTTTGTATTAGTTTTTTTCTGTTCATAGCTTTTCTATTTCTTTTAGTACTTCTTGATAGTATTCTATGTTGTTAGATGGTTTTAGTATTTCGTTTTCTAGTATAAGGCTTATATGTAGTTTAGCACATTTCTTTGCTTCTGTGCTTGTTGTTGTTTCTACATAAAATGCTTTTACTAATTGGTATGCTTTCTCTTTTGGTGTTTGCATAAATAGCCATTCTTTTTTTATCATATTATCATAATTAAAGGAAATAAACATAATATAACTATTGCCCAATATACTTTCCAGAATTTAGACTTTACATAGTCATCTTCCCATACTATACAATGAAACCCAAAGCTTAATGCTAAACACAATATTGTTTTTATAAACTCTATCACGTTGCACAGTTTATTATTTCATACTCACTATTGTTTTGCTTCCATTCAAAAGACTTTAATACTAAAGCTGCACGTTCATCATACATTGTTTTTTGTTCTTCTTCTAAACCTCTGTATTTCATTTCATTTTTAGTATAACCACTTGCATAATGTTTATCGTATATACTTAACTTTTCTATTGCTTTAAAATAATCTTTTTCTAGTGTTGCATACTTTTTTTGTATTACTTCTAACTTTGAAATTTGGCTATACTCTATTTGTGATTTAACTATAAAGTTGCTTTCTAATTTATCGTAATAATCAAATCTATCTTTTTTGTACAATGGATACATTTTGTTTGCGTGTATTGCCGTTGCGTGGTCAAATGATTTACCTTTTGATTTTATAAAGTCTGATATACTTACCCACCTCATATCAAGTTTGTTTCTTAATATATGACAAAGTAAAGCACGATGCTCAACGTATTCAGTTTGCCTTGTTTGTTTGTATATATCTATACCAGTTAAAGTAATAAGTAAATCACTTACTTGTTCTGGTGTTTCTAGTATTGTTGGTACTGTGTTGTAATTCATTTGCTTTGTAGTTTTTGTATGTATAAAGCTGCATCCATTAGTTCTTCTTTTAGGTGCTGTAAAAAGTCATCGTGTTTATTGTCTTGTAGTGTTGTTTTGTATTTGTCTATTCCTACACAACTTCTTATATCAAACTCTCTTTTTAAATCTTCTACTATTTTATCTTTCATATCTTTTGTTATTAGTACACCATTTCTTTTTACTCTTGGCTTTCTTTGTTCTTCTATCCTACTTGCTCTTTGCAGCTTCTTTCTTGCCTTTTGATTTTTATTTGATGGCTTTAGGTGTTTCTGTCCTTTAAGTGGCTTAAACTGTCTCATTCTGTTCTTAATTTTAAAAGGTTATAGCACTCTGCATATTTTTGTCTTGCTTTACCTTTGTATTCTTGTTTAAATAATTCGTATAGCTTTCTTGTGTATTGGTATTTTGTTGTGCAATCTTTAAAATGTTTTTCTGCAAACACCCTACCCTTACCACGAAAGTACTGCACATTGTCTGCACTATCCCCGATTATAAATTGCTCATAGAAATTGTACATAGCTTCTTCTTCTGATATGTCTAATATCTCTTTATGCTTATAGTGATAGTTGTACATCAAGCAAGAAAATTGTTTGTAGTCTTTATCTATTGAAACAATCATTACTTCATCTCTACCAATATCATCAGATATTTGCTTCCAGTACCTTGCAACCATATCATCTGTTTCTACACCATAACCCCATATACTATCGTAATGGTCTTTTACAAATTGGTGCATCTCATCTAATAAAGGTGGCAGTTCTTGTTTCTTTCTGTTGGCTTTGTACTTTGGTGTGATTAGTTTTCTAAAGTTACCCTTTGAACCACTAAAGCATAATACTTTATCAACGGTGTATTTATCTTCCAAGTCATTTACAATCTTCATATACTGCTGGTCAAACTTATTTCTTGCATCAGCTATGTCTGTGTAGTACTTTTCATCATCTGGTGTTTCTCTTTTACGATAACAACTTGCAAAAATTAAACTATCTGCATCTACTAATAAAATCATACCAATGCTTCTTTAATCATTTTAAGGTGCATTTGCTGCATCTTCTTTTGTTCTTTAGTTACCATACTAATTATACTTGGTAAGTCTCTAAAAAGCTGGTCTACATTCATCACAAGTGTTTTGTCATCATTATGACCATAGCCAATATATAATTCACCATCACTACAATATAAAGTGTTTGTATCATATATGTAAGTATGTGATTGTGCTTCTTTTAATTGTGCTTTTAATATTTCTATTTGCGCCTCTAATTTTTCTATTCTGTTATCTTGTCCCATTTGTCTATTGTTATGTTAAGTCTTAAATAATTTTTGTTCTTAGTTTCTTTAACTTGGTAGTTAATCGATATGTCTGATATAGATGTGTCAGCTTCTGTATAATACTCTATTTGTTTTTTAAGCTTTTCCCAAGCTGCCTCATTAACTTTCATTTTTTATGAGGTTTAAATTCATATAATTAGCCACATAGTTAATGTGCTTTTGAGTTGTCATACTCCAGTAGCCTAATTGATTTAAATTAGAGCCATCTATTTTAGCAACAATGGTTGAATAACTCCATACATCGTTTCCTTGTATTCTTAAATTTTGCTTGTACTTTGGTAATTTTCTCATCTGTTTTGTTTTTAAATTAAAGTTTATTTCCGCATAAAGGATACATTCTAGTATAAAATGATTGTCCTTTTTTAATTCTTTTTTTGTTTTTAAATATAATATCTTGGGTAGCAACCTCATCAATTCTACCATAGTAGCCTACTTCTTTTCTATCGGGTTTTTCTAATATAGTTGAGCCAATGTATTTATCGTCAATCATATATTCTAAAAAATAACCTAGTTGTTCAAATTGTGACATAATGTTTTGTTTTAGTTGTTGTTATATTAAAATTTTGCTGTTACACTTTTGCTGCCAGCCCATACACCTGTTTGAACCCATCTTTTTACCATTGCATTTTTCACTACTTCCGCACCATCTTCATCGCCTCTATCAAAACCACAAGAAAGTATATTCCAGGTTTCGCCTTGAAATTTTATTGTTTCATACATATCTCTGTCAAAACTGCTCATAAAAACCTTTAATGATGTTGGGGCTTTTATTAGTTGTCCAGCCTCATTAAATTTTCCATTTTTTCCTATTACAAGTGGGTATTTCATATCTGTTTTGTTTTTTGTAAATTAATAATAAGCAAATATAACATTATTTATCTTATAAACAAAAAATTTTATAACTTTTTTTTAAGAAAGATTGATATTTATTCTAACCGCCTGATTTTCAGTAAGCAAATAAACGTCTTTTAATAGTCGTTTTTTTGTCCACATTGTGGTATCTGGGCAATACTTTTTTACTGGCTTTGGCATATCTAAATTATCTAACCAATACATAAAATTTCCTTTAGGGTCATTAACAAAAAATAACCTAACAACATCCTCAAGTGCCATTAAGCTATCATATTTATCCTTTTCAATTAATTTGTCTTCATAATATTTATTTCTAAATTTCATCTCAATAACACAATCCTTGCCTTTTGGTGTTTTACCTTTTGCATCATATCTTGAATAACCATCACCACAATGTTCTAACTCCCAGCCATCAAGATTTAAAAGAAACACTACTGCCTTTTCCCATTCGTGAATTTTTTTAATTCCCATTATTCCAAATTACGTTTAGTTGCTTTATCCATAGCTTTATTTTCTTTGGGTTACAAGTGCAAGGTTTATGATATTTATGATTGTAATATTTTGCGTGTAACTGGCATATTAGTTCAAACTCATTACCTTGTAACGTACTTTTTGGTTCTGACCTAAAGTCACTCCAGCTTTCAAAATCTTCTTTAGTAAATTTTACCATCTATCAATTTTTATTTCATTTAACTTTTTTCTTCTGTTATTACAATCACATTTAGTACCTCTTAATTTGTGATATTTATCTACTAGGTATTTAATACCAGTATACTTTGTAATGTAATAAATAATGTTTCCTATTTTCATAATTCGTTTATTGGTATTGTTATTCCTTTACTTGCCATATTATCACCACCTTTTTTATCTTTTTTTGTGTTTAGATATTTACGGCATTTATCTTTTAAATCTTCTGTTTTTAAAATATATAATTTATCTAAATAAATATAATAGTATTTTGCTTTTGTAGTTGCTATTCCACTTGGTTTGTCATTGCATTCATATTCAACATAAAAGTTACCAGTCTTTTTATATTGTGCATCACTTTTTACCTCAACACCCATATCTAATTCTGGTATAAATATATCCCACTCTAAAAAATAACCATCTTGTATATATGCTTTTGGATATTTTTTCTGTATTAATTCAAGTGCTTTCTTTTCATAGAGCTGCCCAGTTTGTAAATCCTTTTTAAATTTTTCCCTCATAATAGTTTTTTTAATTTATTCTTGACTTTGTTATATGTGTTGTAAAGTGAATAATAATGTATAAGGCTTTTGCGTGAAAATTCTGCAATGCTTTCGCCCTCATTTATTATTTCAAATACTTTTCTATCATACCAAAACATTCTTGATAGTTCTTCTTGTATTTTATCATATGGTTCTTGATAGTTTACATCTGATGTGGTTAAGTGTATGTCATCCATAGAAACCATAGTAATGTTTTTACCTTTTCTTTTTAAATCGTAAAACAATGTTCTTAAAGTCTTAAAAATATAGTAGTAGTTTATTTCTTCTTCATTGTACATTATATCCAAACCTTTTTCAAGTTTCAGTTGTATCTTATAATACATTTCTTGTACAATATCTTCAG